TTCAAAAATTCATCACCAGGGAACCGCTCCTTGAATAGTGCCTCCCTCTTTTCATTGGGATTTAGCACCACACCTCTCTCATCCTTTTGGCAGTATTCCATACCCTCCTCAATGTAGCAGATTGCCAAGGCTCTATGTGGCTCTTCAGGTACCCGCTCAATCAACTTCAAGTCAATTATCTGACCTGTTGATATCTTGCTAAAATCCTTTTCATACACATATGCCTGCCCATCAATCACCACCCTGCCGGTTGGCTCCTCCATCTGATGGTCACTGATCATGTTCAGCAATCGGTAGCTTAGCCTCACCACATCATCAACGGCTGCCCTCTTGATTTCGTTTACCTTCAATCCTGTGAATACACTCACCACCTGAACGTGGAAGTCCAGCATACCACTTAGATTGCTCTGTGCCTCCTTCCACAGCGGTGCCATATGCAGCCACTTTGTGACCATAATCGGACTGCACTCCCTGATATGCCTTGGATATTTTACCTCAATTACGCTGCTCATACTCTCATCACTTTATATTGCCCTCGTTTACTATATGCCTTGCGACAATGCCATGCCAATGCCAGGGATATCACCCCATCATCATGCAACCCATCCGGTGCTGCATATTTGACTGACCTTGTGCTTGGATTGTAAATGTACGTAAAAGCCTCCAATTCATCAAGCAGCCACCTCTCATCATTCACGCTGATGGCTGCCTGTTCAAAGGCCACAGCCAAATCTTCAATCAATACAGGCTTGGACTTGGATGAGGTGACCCATGGCTCCACGTTGTTCCGGCATCTCTTGGCCAGCATCTCATAGAACACATCACCCTGATTGTTCACCTCCACCAATGTGAGGGCATTGTGCTGCTTGATCCGTGCCTCCACTTGGTCAATGATCTGACTCCACTCCATATGTCTCCACCTGTACACAGCCACCATGTGCCCATCGCTGTTGATTACGGATAGCACGGTGTAATCATCTGCCCTGCCGATGTCCAGCCCGGCATATGCCTTGCCTGTTGGCTGCCCTGTACCAATGCATGACTGTATGTTGCGGAACAGCCCGGATGCATTATCCACAAACTCTGCCATGTACTCCTGTCGAAAGATATGGTCAGGCAGTGATCGCTTGCGCTCATCCAAATCCTGTTGGTCAATGAGGGGATTGTCATAGCTGCTGAACTGAAAGTATTTGTACCTCTCATCATAGTTGTGCTGTAGTGCCAACCTATGGAAGTGATTGCGACCCTTTGGCGTTGAAATGAATAGGACCTTCTTGCCCTTGACCAACACGGTTGCACTCAGCACCTCATCCCACAACTCTGCCCTGGTGAATGCCATCTCATCAATGATTAGGTAATCAAAAGTATTACCTCTGATGTTATCGGGTTTTTCACCTGAATAGAATGTGATGGTGCTGCCAAATCCCTTAATCCACAAATCTGACCTGTGGAATTCAAACAAGCCTGATGCCCTGGTAACTCGCTCCATCTCATCAAACACCTTTTTGCTCTGCTTGTATACCGGTGTGACCCATGCGATATTACACCCCTTATCATTGATTGCCCACCACAACATCTGATTGATCCCTAGCAATGTCTTGCCAAACTGCCTGCCTATGTTCAGCACATAGTACTTGTATTCACCTAGGTTGATGCTGTCGTGAATCAGCCTTTGATTGGCATGGGGCTTATATCCTTTGACTGTGCTCATATCATAAAAAAGGGATAGCTGCTGCCATCCCTACCTAACCAAACTAAATCATCAATGTTTACTGTCAATCGGTACAAATATACAAAATTATTCAAAATCAAAACGCTCCACGTTCCTGGTTTCAACCTGCTGTCTGTCGTGCATGCCTAGCTTGTTCTTGGCGTAGAAAATACCCTTGCCTTCATTGCCCACAATATCCCGTGCCAAGCTGTCAAATTCATCTGATATACTTTTTATAGTGTGCGATTTGGGGCCATCTGTTCTCAGCCAATCGTACCATGTCCTCCTTGCAATTAACTCCATCCCTTCCTGCATTGGTATCCATATCCTCAGAAAGTAATCTATGGTAGGAATATGCCTGTCCGGTACCTGAATTACCTTACCATTCCCTGCTACATGAGGTCTAGTATGGTTAATGCACTCTTGAATATACTTCCAAGCATATGCCTCTAGCTTGTCTATTGTATCCTGTCCTTTCGCCATGCCAAACCTAATTATGTTTTTTTGTTCTATTTAACATAATATATCTATATATATGTATATTATTATTATTATACACGTTCGTAGTTTAATAACCATACCTTAGGACTAAGCTGTTCCTCTACTGAACAATGCCAATTATGGAATGCCAATTTAAAATGTTCCCTCTGTAGGTTGAATGTATGGAATTCATCCACCTCAATATCCAAGCCTGTGAGAATTATGATGTTCTGCCGGGCTGCTGTCTTCATCCGATCACAGGCCTCAAAGAAATTCCTGCAGTTATCTAGTACAGCAAATGCCACCACGGTATCCACCTCAATTCCTTCCATCTCTTCCACAGCCATCTTGATGGTATCTGTACCCTCCACAGGAAATGCATCTATGCCAATGTATTCCACATCGGTAGGTATGCATGTCTTGAGGTGTTGGCCACCACATCCCACATCAAGGATGCTCTTGCCAAATCCGCACTTAATTAGATGGCTTGCATAATCAGCCACCGGTTTGGTGCAATGGATGTTGTCATAGTTATGACCGTTTGCCATACGCCTGGCAATTAGGTTAATGGTTGCCAGCTCCCATCGTGCTCTTGATACCTTCATGGTGTTTCAACATATTTAGTTTATCCTCATTATTTTTAGCAATCTGTTCAGGGCTCTTCTTGCGCATCTTGCTCATATCACTATCCCTGTGCACATAGGTCCATGTAGGAATATTGTTGTATGTGAACACATTACCCTCGCCCTCATATATTCGCAGCCACAAATCCCAAAATGCCATGTTGTTCCATTGCTGATGGAATGGCAGATATTTCTCCAGGATATATCGGCTCATCATAGCGCAATCAGAAACGAAATTGTTTTGTAGATGCCTTTGGTAATCATAATCATGGAATGCCTGTATGCGTTTAGTGTTTGGCTTATCCACAATAAAGGATGAGTAACATACATGTGCCCCTGTTCGAATTAGTGCGTCCACTTCCATCAATACCTTGTGAGGCTTTGCATAATCATTGCCTGATGCCCAACAAAAATAGTCACCGGTCACCAATGGTAGTGCATTGTTAATCTGTTGGAATGAGCCAAATGGACTTTTTCCGGCATGCTTAGCCTTTGGAAGTATGGCCCAATCAACGCCCTTGAGGTATTTGATGGATGGATCTCCCTCCACCGTGCTGATAATTAACTGATGGCATTGATCAATATAGGACTCCACAGCACGTTGCAGGATATTCCTGTCCTCGTTGTAGGTGTTAATTATTACTGTAGTTTTCATCAATTATCTGTTTAATACGTTCACCTGTTGCCTGTATGCTATGCTTAACCCTGAATCCGGCATGCAGTTCCTCACGCATGGCATCAAATTGCTCACGTGGTACAGCCAATGACTCAATGGACTGAATGAATGCCATCTCATCATTAGGTGTTAGGAATGGATGTGCACCGTACACATCCTCATATGCCTGCCTGTTGACGTTGTTTGTCACCACCATGACTCCCATCGCCGTGGCTTCAAAAGCTGTAACGCCAAAACAACCATAAGGCTGCCCATTCTGCGTAGGATTAAACAGCTCAATGTATATATCGGCCAAGCCAATACGGTACAGATTCTTTTCATGTGGCTCACGGTTAGTGTTTATGTCAATATCAAATCTATCTCTAAATGGCTCCAATAGCCTTTGGATGGTCTTTGTTCCCTTCACCAGGTGATTGGATGGATAGTGTGCTATGCGCAGCTTTGTCCGGTATGGCCTTTGTGCAGGTTGCAATGTGGTATGCGGTGCCACATACAGCATGCTGGGATCATGCAGCAGAAATTCACACTGATCTGTGGCAATGGTACGCCCCATGTACAGGTTATCATAGTACCGTTTGTTCATCCGATACCTTGTGCCTGTATGGTACACCACTATGTTTGGATGTGCCATAATCAGCATGTAGGTCTTTTCACAGGAATGGAATAACTGAATCACATTATACTCAAGAAATCGCTCCATGATATGCTTGGCTGTCACCACCTCAGATTGGCTGGTGTACTGAAACGCATGAACCGACATGGTCCAATCATCGCAATCAATGCCAATGGACCGCAATGCCTGAGCATTATTGTGGCTCATATTGGCGTAATCCACAGATGAAATGTTCAGCACTCTCATAGTTCAGCAGTCAATTCACGTATCTCAAGGAATGATTGGCAATATGTGTTATCAACCAGACATACATACTCATCATTGTGATCATCAAAGAACAGGTATTTGACTATCTCCCAATGCTTGCCATCCTCTGTGGCCTCGCACATATCACCCATGTCGATGTGTTTATGCATTGCTCAATAGTGCAATGTACTCCTCACG